GCACAGTTAATTCAAGAAAAACGACCCGGAGGTTTACTTGCATAATGGCTACTTTTCCATCATTTACTCCTACATATGTTGGCTTTAATAAAAAATCAGCACCATTTAAAAGACTTGTACGTTTTGCAGATGGTTATGAACACAGAGTTTTGTTTGGTTTAGCTAGTCATCAAAACCCAAAAACATTTTCTGTACAATTTAATGAATCTGAAGAAGATGCAGATGTGATTGAAGCATTTTTAGATAGTAGAGCAAATGACCAAGCAAGCTTTACTTTTACACCTACTGGTGAAGGAACATCAAAAACAGGGACATACAGCCAATCTGGAACCACTGTTACAATTACTGTTACCAAACATGGTATAGCTATTGGCGAAACTGTAACTCTTGACTATACTTCTGGTTCTGCAACAGATGGTACTTTTATTGTTGCTTCTTCTGCTGACCAAAATACCTTTACTGTTACTGCTGCTGCAAGTGCAACAAATAGTGGAAATGTAACTGTAACTGTTTCTGGTGCAAAACAATATGTATGTGAGAATTGGACAAAAACAATTCCATATAATAATAGAGCTATTTTAAGTTGTACATTCAGAGAGGTATTTGAACCATGAGCAGTAGTGTTATAAGTGATATTCAATCAATAAATCCTTCGTCAATAATAGAATTATTTACTCTTACAACTACTGCTGCTTTGCATGGATCTGCTTCAACATATAGATTTCATGCTGGTTCAAGTTTAAATTCTAATGGCGAAATTGTTTGGGCTGGTAATTCTTACCAAAGATTCCCTGTACAAGTAGAAGGCTTTGCATACCAAAAAGGGCAACTGCCAAGACCAACTTTATCTGTGAGCAATGTTCTTGGAACTATTACATCAATATTACTTACTGTAAATGAGACAACAACTGGTAATGATTTAACAGGTGCAACAGTAACGAGAATCAGAACACTTGCTAAATTTATTGATGCTGTAAACTTTGCTGGTGGAGTAAATCCTTATGGCACACCAGATCCAAATGCAGAGTTTCCACAAGAGATATATACGATTGATAGAAAGTCACAAGAGACAAGAGAGGTTGTAAGCTTTGAGCTTGCTGCACCTATTGATCTTGCTGGTGTTCGTGCGCCAAAAAGACAATGTACAAGAGCACAATTTCCTAGTATTGGTCGAATAAAAATATGAGTTGGAAGCAAGATGCTTTAGTTCATGCAAAAGAGCAAGACCCAAAAGAGTCTTGTGGTTTATTATTAGAAATAAAAGGAAAAGAAAAATATTTTCCCTGTAAAAATTTATCAACTTATTCACAACAATGTTTTATTATTGACCCAGATGATTTTGTCAAAGCAGAAGAAACTGGAAATATTTTAGCTGTAATTCATAGTCACCCTGTAACACCACCTATTGCAAGTCAAGCAGATAAAATAAGTTGCGAAAATTCAGACTTACCGTGGCATATAGTAAATCCAAAAACAGAACAATGGGGTTACTATGAGCCAAGTGGTTATAAGCCAACATTGCTTGGTCGGCCTTGGGTTTGGGGTGTTACTGATTGCTGGTCTTTAGTAAGGGATTGGTATAAAGAAGAAAAAAATATTATCTTGCGTGATTGGGATAGGCCAACAACACCACAACAGTTTTTAGAAAAACCTTTATTTGAAAGCTGTGCTTGGCGAACTGGTTTTAGAGAATTACGAACTGATGAAAAATTAATTAATGGTGATGTTCTTTTAATGAGTATTTTAAGTCCAACCCTAAATCATGTGGCGATTTTTTTAGATGGTGATGTTTTACATCATTTAGCAGATAGAATAAGCTGTAAGGAACCATATAATCAATGGTTGTTAAAATGCACTGGTAAAAGGTATCGTTATGCTTCGTAAAGTAAAACTGTATGGCGATCTTGCTAAAATTACAGGCCATAAAGAATTTGAAGTTGCAGTAAATACAACAGCACAGGCTGTAAGTTTTTTAATAAATAACTTTCCGCAATTAGAAAGTTATATGTCAAATAAGTATTATCAAGTGTTATGTGATAAAAATGATGTTGGTATTGATGAACTGCATTTCCCTATAGGTCAATCCGATATAAAATTTGTTCCTGTTATTTCTGGTGCTGGTGGTAATTTAGGTAGGATTTTGTTAGGTGGTGCTTTAATTGCAATGAGTTTTGGTGTTGGTGGTTTTAGTTTTCTTGGTGATCCTTTAAGTTTAGGTGGAACAGGTTTTTTTGGTTTTGCTTCTGCTGGTGCTGGTGCCAAAGCTGCTTTTGGTATAGGTGCTGCTTTAGTTCTTTCTGGTGTAAGTGGTATGTTGTTTCCGGTACCAAAATTACCAGAATTTAGTTCAGAGCAAGATCCCAGACTGTCATTTAGTTTTAGTGGTACACAACAAACTTCAAGAGCTGGAACACCTGTACCTATTGTCTATGGTGAAATTGTTACTGGATCTGTTGTTATAAGTGGTGGTATAGATACTGAACAGGTGCAAGTATGACAGACAAACGTAAAATTATTCGTGGTTCTGGTGGCGGTGGTGGTAGCCCTCCACCTCCTCCACAACCGACAAGAACACCTGATACATTACACAGTAAACAGTTTGCAACTTTTCTTGATCTAATTAGTGAAGGAGAGATAGAGGGAAGTGCATCTGCATCAAAAGAAGGTATAACAGACAAAACATCTACAGCATATAAAAATGCGTATCTCAAAGATGTTTTTTTAAATGATACTCCTATTCTAAAGGCAACAGCATCATCTTCTAGTCCAGCAACAACTGACTTTAACTTTCAAGATGTAACATTTAATTCAAGATTTGGTACAGCAGATCAAACAAAAATCGCTGGCATTGAAAGTAGCCAATCAACAATTCCAGTTGGTGTAACTGTTACTGCAGATAGTCCAGTAACAAGACAAATTACAAATACAAATGTAGACCGTATAAAAGTTTCAATAACTTTTCCGCAGATACAGATAGCAACAGAACAAGGAGATTTACTAGGAGATACAGTAAGTTTTAAAATTTCTGTTCAATATAATTCTGGTGGATTTACTGATGTTCATACTGATACTGTAACTGGAAGAACTGCAGACGCATATCAAAAAGATTTTTCTGTTGAAGTTACAGGTGCATTTCCTGTTGACATAAGGGTTTCAAGAATAACTGCAGACAGTACAAGTAGCAGTACAATAAATGCTTTTCAATGGACAAGTTTTTCTGAAATAATAGATGATGCTTCTACTTATGCAAACTCTGCTTACAACGCAATACGGTTAGATTCACAACAATTCAGTTCGATTCCCTCAAGAAAATACAGAATAAGAGGAATAAAAGTAAGAATACCGGGTGCTGGTGCATCTAGTTCTGGTACACCAACTGTAGATACTGCAACTGGTCGTATTGTTTATCCTGATGGATATATTTTTAATGGTGTTATGGGTGCTGCAACTTGGACTTCTTGCCCTGCCATGATTTTATTAGATTTATTAACAGATACAAGATATGGTTTTGGTGATCATGTAACAGACAGTAATCTTGATTTATTTTCTTTTGTTACTGCTAGTAAATATGCCAATACTCTCGTAGATGATGGGTTTGGTGGTCAAGAGGCTCGATTCAGTTGCAATGTAAATATCCAATCATCAAGTGAAGCGTTTGAACTTATAAATGAACTTGCTGGTGTTATGAGATGTATGCCGATTTGGTCTGCTGGTACAATTACAATTACTCAAGATTCGCCAAAAGATGCAAGTTATTTATTTAATTTAAGTAATGTTACCTCTGAAGGTTTTACATATTCTGGAAGCAGTTTAAAACAAAGACATACTGCTGTAGCTGTCTCATATTTTAATATGGACAGTCAAGAAATAGATTATGAAGTTGTTGAAGATAGTACTGCTCAAAGTAAGTTTGGAATAATAACAAAACAAGTAAAAGGTTTTGGTTGTACTTCAAGAGGTCAAGCTGCCAGATTAGGAAGAGCAATATTATTTGCAGAACAAAATGAATCTGAATTGGTAAGTTTTTCTACTTCAATAGATGCTGGTGCTGTTGTAAGGCCGGGTGCAATAATAGATATAAATGACCCTGTTCGTGCTGGTGTAAGAAGAGGTGGAAGGCTTGCTGGTGTTACTTCTACAACTGTAGTTACTGTAGATAATACAGATGCAACAGATTTTGCTGTAGATGCTAATAATAATCCTATTGGTGATGCTAAATTAAGTTTAGTTTTACCAGACGGTACTGTTGAAATAAAAGACATAAGTAGTGTTTCTGGTGCAACAATTACAGTATCAGAAGCTTTTTCGCAGACACCAAATGTAAATACAATTTGGATAATTTCAAACGTAACAATAGAATCACAAAAATTTAGAGTAATAACTGTTGAAGAACAAGATGGTATAAATTATTCGATTACTGCACTTTCATATGTAGAAGGAAAATATGCTTTTATTGAAGATGGCACAGCACTTCCAGCAAGAAATGTAAGTATTTTAAATGAATTAAAAGAACCACCAGTAGGCCTTACAGCACAAGAAACAATTGTACCTATAAATAACCAAGCAGTATCAAAAATATTTATAAGCTGGCAACCAATCGTTGGTGTTTTTGAATACCAAGTTAATTACAGATACCAGAATGGTAACTTTGTTTCTGAAAAAGTTTCAAGACCTGATTTTATTATTTTTAATAGTCAGCTTGGAACATATGAAATACAGGTATTTAGTTATAACGTACAGGGACAACTTTCAGCTACATCTACTGATTTAACATTTGAAGCTGTTGGTAAAACAGCAGTTCCACAAGATGTTACAAATTTAAGAATAGAACCTATATCAGATCAATTTGTAAGATTACGTTTTGATAAAGCTACAGATGTAGATGTAGTTCATGGTGGAAACGTAGTTGTAAGAGCATCAAATATTGCAGATGGTACAGCAACTTTTACAAATTCTGTTGATGTTATACCAGCTTTGCCGGGTAATGTAAGTGAGTCTATTGTTCCAAATATTGTTACAGGCGAATATATATTAAAATTCAGAGACGATGGCGGTAGGCTAAGTTCTGGCGAAACTTCAGTAATAGTAAACAGTCCTGACCCTTTTCCAAAACTTTCTGTGCTTGTTGATAGAGAAGATTTAGATGCAACACCTTTTGCTGGTACAAAAGTTGATTGTTTTTTTTCTGATGATGTAAATGGTCTTGTACTTGGTTCTCTTGAATTATTAGATGGTGTAGCAGATTTTGATTCTATTGCTGACTTTGACTTTTTAGGTGCTGTAGATATTACTGGTGGTTCTTATGAATTTGCAAATACTCTTGATTTAGGTGGCAAACAACCTCTTAGATTACGCAGACATTTTGTTACACAAGGTTTTTATCCTAATGATTTAATTGATAAAAGAACAGCAAATATTGATACTTGGACAGATTTTGATGGTGCTACTGCATTTGATGTTGGTGCTTCTTTATTAGTGGCTACAACTGATCTTGACCCTGATTTATCTACTTCAGCAACTTATGGGCAAAGTGGTACGACTATAACAATCACAAAAAGTTCGCATGGATACTCTGTAGGCGATTTTGTGGTTATAGATTTTACTGCTGGATCTGCTACAGATGGAAATTATGAAATAGTAACTGTACCAAGTTCAAGTACATTTACAGTTACCTCTACTACAAGTGCAACTATATCTAGTGGTACATCTTGTACTTATGGAGCAAACTTTTCAAGATTTAATCCTTTTGTAAACGGAACTTATGTTGGCCGTGGCTTTAAATTTAGATGCGAAATGGATTCAAATGACCCTGCACAAAGTATTGAAATAGACCAGCTTGGATATACAGCAGAACTAGAAAGCAGAACAGAAACAAGTCTTGGAAATGCGGGGGCTACAAATGGAATTATTGCCTCTGGAACTTCTCAAAAATCTGTAACATTCACAAATACATTTTTTACAGGACAATCTGGAACTAGTGTAGATGCAAATGCAGTTTTACCAAGTATTGCGATTACAATAGAAAATGCAGAAAATGGTGACTTTTTTGCTCTATCTTCTATTACAGGAAGTGGATTTAATATAGATGTTAAAAATGGTTCAAGTCATGTAAATAGAAACTTTAAATATTCTGCTACTGGTTTTGGTCGTGGCTCTTAAATTATGATAACCTTAAAGAAAAATTAGAGTGCAATGGCTACCCACGATTACGTTATAGACAATAGTACAGGTGCGAACGTTCGTAGTGACTTAAATAATGTATTACAAGCAATATTAACAAACAATAGTTCAGGTTCTGCACCTAGTACTACTGCTGCTTATATGTTATGGGCTGATACAAGTAATAATATTTTAAAAATGCGTAATTCAGCTAATGATGGCTGGATTGATTTAAGAACACTCACTGGTGGTGTTACCACAACTGCTGATGCAACCATAAATTCTGTAACTGTAGGTAAAGGTGCAAACTCTGTTGCTCTTAATACTGCTTTAGGAGAAAATGCTTTAGATGCTTCTGTATCTGGTGGAAGTAATACAGCAATTGGTGCAAATTCTTTATCAGCTTTAACTTCTGGAACAAGTAATACTGGGGTTGGAAATAGTTCATTACTTCTTACTACAACAGGTGCAAACAATACGGCGGTAGGTTCAATTGCTTTAGATGCAAATACCACAGCAAGCAATAATACTTCCGTTGGAGCAGCATCTTTAAGTGCTAATTCTACAGGAGCAAGTAACACTGCTGTAGGAACAAGTGCTTTGAATGCAAATACTACAGCATCTAATAATACTGCTGTAGGTGTATCTGCCCTAACATTAAACACAACTGGAAATCCTAATACTGCTGTGGGTGCTTTTGCATTAGATGCTAATACCACAGGAGGTTCTTTAACCGCTATTGGATATTCTGCCCTTAGTGGAAATACAACAGCTGATAGCAATACTGCTGTAGGTACCAACGCATTATTAACTGCTACAACTGGACATAGTCATGTTGCTGTGGGAACTAATGCCTTAGATGCTGTTACTACAGGAACAGACAGCATTGGTATTGGAGTTAATGCTGGTGGAGCATTAACAACTGGGTCATATACAATTGCGATTGGAACTAATGCTGTTGCATCAGCTACAACTGAACTTTATAACATTGGTATTGGTGTTCATGCTTTAAAAGATGAAGCATCAGGAACAAGAAATGTTGCTATTGGTCATGCTTCTTTAGAAGATAGTAATGGAGGAAATTACAACACAGCAGTAGGTTATGGAACTTTAAGAGATAACACAACGGCAGACAGCAACACAGCATTTGGTTATCAAGCTTTAAATTTAAACACTACAGGATCAAACAATACAGCAGTTGGATATGAAGCTCTCGAAGTTAATACTACTGGTACTGTTAACGCTGCTTTTGGAAGATTAGCTTTAACCTCTAATACTACTGGCGGTAGCAATACTGCTTGCGGTCAGGGTGCTTTAGAAAATAACACTACAGCAGATAATAATGCAGCCGTTGGAACAAACTCCTTACAAGCAAACGTAACTGGGACAGGAAATGTAGCTGTTGGTTCACACGCTTTACAAGATAACACAACTTCTTTTAATACTGCTGTTGGATATAATGCTGCTAAAGATACAACATCAGGTTTAGCTAATGTTGCTGTAGGAACTTCGGCTTTGGTTTCTAATACAACAGGAAGTAATAATACTGCAATTGGACTAGATACTTTACAAACTAGCACTACTGCAAGTAGCAATACTGCAATAGGTAGAGATTCAATGAAAAGTAATACAACTGGTACTACAAATACTGCTGTAGGTTATGTTACTTTAGATTCAAACACGACAGGAAGCAGTAATGTTGCCGTAGGTTATGATGCTTTAGGAGATTCAGATACAGCTATAAATAACACAGCTATTGGAGTAAATTCTGGTTTAGGTATTTCATCAGGTAGTAGTAATGTTGTAGTTGGTTATAACGCTGGTAGAGATTTAATAGGAAGTACTGATAATCAATTATATATAGCACGTAGTAATACGGCTGCAGGAAGTGCTGCTACTTGGATACATGGACAATCTAATGGAAGTTGCATACAGGGAAATAATAGTTCTTCTTGGACTACAACTTCAGATCAAAGACTTAAAAAAGATATAGTTGCAAATACAGTTGGTTTATCAATTATAAATAACATCACAGTAAAGAATTTTAAATACAAACAATATACTGATGGATCTCCTGTCACCTCAGATGACACAGTTGATATGAGTGAATTTCCAAATGCAGATGGAGTTCATCAAGTCTTGATAGGACAAGGAAACACAGATACACAGATTGGAATTATTGCACAGGAATTAGAAACTGTCGCACCAAACTGCATAACAACAAATGAAAAAGGAGTTAAAACAGTAGATACTGATGAATTGTTCTGGCATATGTTAAATGCTATAAAAGAATTATCCGCAAAAGTAACAGCCCTTGAAGCAGGGTAAACTAAAGTAACTTAATTTTTATTATGGAAGAAAAAACAGCAGATGAAATTGCAGCAATCTTTAAAGCTGCTGGTGATAGCGTAACTCTTATTGGTACTGCTCAAGCATCAGATGAAACTAATGTAGATTTCAAAGATAAGATAAAGCGTAACGTAGAGCATCTTGAGATCATCAAGGCTTACACAAAAACTGATGGAACAACATCTATCTGGACAACAGAAGATTTTACAGCAATAGATGCAGCTATTGTTGCTGGCAAAAAACTTTACTAAATTATGAATCTTAAAGAAAAACTACAAGAACTTGCTATTGAAAGGCAAAACTTACAAATTGCTTTGTATGAAGTTAGCGGTGCGATGAAGATTTTGGAACAACAGATTCTTGAAGCTGAACCCGAATTAAACCAGCCATTAAATACAGAGGCATCAACCCCACAAGAAGCAACAGCACCATCAGAGTAAGTGGTGCTAACATTTTATTAAGAACCTCTTTAACCATGTTTCAAAAAATCGCAAACATTTTAAGTATTATCTCATTTGTAATGGTAGCCTCTATGAGTGGTGGAGCCTATTTTGGTTACAAGTACTTAACATCTGAAAATTTTAAGTCTCAAGTTATGAATGAAATCCTTGCAAATGTACAAGGTATAATGCCAAAAGTATTAGATAATAGTTTGCCAAATGTTACAGGTCCATCTATGCCTCTACCTAAAAAGTGAGTGAAATACCTCGTATAAATATTCATAAAGTAGAAATAAACAAAATACCAATATGGAAAACTAATTTACCAATAATAAATACAATTAATAAACCAATAGTTGATATTCCAGCTTGTGTAAGAGTGCATAGAAATAACCTTACAAGTCTTATTGATAGTGATAAAGATAAATACGGCACATATACAGAATGTGGCAACTTTAATATTCCTAGCTTTGAACCTTTACAGTACAACCCTAACGAATTTGTATATACACAGTCAGAAACACCACAAAATCAAGAACAAGAATTTATACAGCCATCAGTAGAACCACCAAAATATGAACCAAAGAAAAAGGAAAATGAACTTTTTTTTGTTGCCTGTCCTAGCTCAAAAGACCAAAGGGTAGGGGATTATCGTAACGAATTTAAACTGGAACGTGTTATCGGGCATAAAAAAAGTAAAGATGGTAGTGAATGTATAACACTCTATGAGGACGTTAAATTCATTGAGCAATACATACCGAATCCTCCACAGCTTGTTAGTGCTGCTGCTATTGCTACTGTTGCTGCCACTACTCCATTATTGCTTAATCTTGTCAAACCTTTAGTAAAAAACTTTATAAAAAAACTTACAAAGAAAAAAGATAATGTAAAATAAAAGAACCCTATTCGCCAAGGCAATGGATAGGGCGTCTAGGTAGACAAGTGTAACCGTGCTTGTCTACTGCCCTAATTTATGTGTATGTGGTATAACTTGATTTGGTGGTGGTGAAACTATAACTCCTTCACATAATTTTGCAAACTTACTATTTGGATCAAAATAGATTCCAGCCAACATTAGCTCTCCACAATTTTTTAGTCTTGCAATTTCATAATTAAGTAACTTTGCATTTAGTTCTTGTTTCTGTAAATTTATTTGTGTCTGGGCTGCATCAAGACAAGAATCTTGGAATCTGTTATCTAAAGGAATATTAAATGTAAGAGCAAATCCAAAGTTAAGTCCTAAAGAATCTTTATTACCACTATAATTTTCTTGATAAAACAAAACATTGCCGGGATTATCAGGCACACCATCATCATTGGCATCTGTAGGGTCATAAACAGGTGTATGGTAAATGTAATCCATAGGCCTTTTTTGATTGAATGATGTGGTTACAAAAGGGCTGACTGTCATTTGTGGGCCAGAACATTTGATTCCATTACCGTACATATTTTCTACCATTGGTCCGCCTAATACTTGCGTTGCAAAATTAGATACAGAACCACTTGCAGATGCAGAAGGAGCCGCAGTATTTGAGGTATTAGCAAATACTGGACTCCCAAGTAATAATGATACTACTGCGAGAATATTGTAGTTGTATCTGTTACGCTTGTGCTTTGTATTGTTCGGGTTATATCTGTTACTGATTGCATTCCGGGTGCTTGATAAGTTTCTGTAAATTGAAAAGCATCTCCTTGATTTGTTTGAGTCCAGTTTGGTCGTTGGTCTAAATTTAATCCCTGCCATGTATGAGTAGTTCCGTTTATTGTTTCACTAACTGTGGTAGCTGTTGGAGACATAGAAGTTCCGTCATGCTGTATGCCTGATCCTGTAACTGAATAGAGGAACCCAGAATTATATTCTGTTGTTCGTATAACCTCTGTAATATTTGTGGTAGTCTCTGTTCGGCTGGTGCTTGATCCTTGAGTAAAATTTGGAATAACTGGAGCAGCGTAACAAGGAGCAGATATAACAAAGCCAAGAAGAAAAAGCCTCCTCATTCGATAGTAAGATCAACGACAAACTGACCTGTTATTACGATACCTGTTCCTGTTCCGGGTGTCATTGTAATTGTATGATTATCTATTGTTACTCCTGCTGTTCCTACACTTCCAGCACTTGTAGAAGTAATATCACTAAAGTTTGGCACAGTACCTACAGTAATGGCACTTCCAGAGGTAGCATCGCCTTCTAGGTAAGATTGTGTAAAGCTAAATGCTTCGCCACTTGTTGCTTGAGTTGCAGATGGAAAAGTAACTGATGGAACACCATTAGTTGTTGTACCAAAGCCTCCTAAAGTTGCTGCTGAGTTTGAATCAACTGTTGTTATATTATTTCCACTTATGCTGTAGCTTGACCCGATTTTGTCAGCAGTACTTGCAGCAGATAAAGATTCAAATTTTACAGACGAACTTATGCTGTGATTCATATCTGCATATGCTGGTGCAGATAATAATAAAATTAAAGATAATAATTTTTTCATTTGATTCCTACATTGGTGTCTTTGTTATCCACTATCTTAGCAGTATTTGCAGGTTTCTTTTTGTTAACAGAGATACCATAGCTGCCCAAAACGCCACTAGTCAGGCCTGCCAAAAACGCACCATCATTACGAATTTTGTCCATATATCCGAGAGTCATCATTGCCAAACTCCAACAAAGAATCATAAATCTGACAGCGTGACCAAAGATTTCTGCCCAATCAGTACCTTCTTTTTCTTCTTGTTCTTCTGTCATAAAATACTACCCAAAATAAAGACGAGATGACCACCGCTTAAGGGTAGTATGTGCCAAATTTAGCAAATACTGTTATGTTTGGAAAGTAACACAATAAATTATGATTAAAATTTTAAAACCAATCTTAATGACCTTTCTTACAACTACGACTGTAAAACGTCTCGTTGTTGATTTATTAAGAGCTATTTGTAAACAAACAACTAACACTCTTGATGATAGGGCTGTAGATATTCTTGAAAAACAATTATTTCCAAGTAAATGAACGTTAAAAAATTTCTCAACATAGAGATAGAGGAAGCACCAGCAGAGTTGCAATTATCTGTCGAGATGCGTTGTAGGGAAATTATGCAAAGTAAAGACTATGACAATATAAAAAGATACTGTACACATTTAGTAAGACACCAAATGCATCAAGATGTTTTTCTTGCTTCTATACTTGGTAGGTTGGTAGAACTAGAAGCAGAGAATGTAGTAAAAAGAGTCAGAAACAAACCAAACTTAATAAAAAGATTCAAAAAAAGATTTTTTAAGTAACATATTTTTTTTCATAAGCTTGTAGTTCTTTTTCTGTAAATTCTTTAACAGATTTTTTTTTATTAGTTTCATCAACTTGGTAATTAAACTTAAGAACTGCTGTTTTTATATGTTCAGCAACCCAACGACCCTGCTCTGTTATTACTTGAGCTTTACCTCTTTCGTTAATAAAAACATAATGGTCATAGCCTTTCAAAGTAATGTCAAGAAACTCTTTTTCAAGATTTGCAAGACGCATTTCTTTTAATCTTCTTAATTTAATTGAATCACTCATTTGTTTCTCCTTTTAGTTTTTTATGTGAACCATCTTCAAAATCTTTAACAAATGCTTTTTTCATTTTTTGCCAATTAGCTTTTATTAAATTATTTGAAAAGTTGTTGCCAGAAATTGTTTCGCATTCTTTTTCAGAAAATTCATAATTCAGAAAAAAATCTTCCCAATCAATAAAAATAGCTTTATTTGCTACTGCACAAGCATATTCATCTGCCGTATTTATGTTTGTAAAATCATAGCAACGCAGTATGCTTACATATAAAATTTTAGTATTTTTGCCATATTGTATGGTTACACATTTAAACTTTGCACCATCAAAGCTACGAATAACTGTTTTACCCATCAAGTCATCATAATCAATAGCAAGTTTTCTTCTTTTTTTAAAAAAGTCAATCATTTTAATCTTACCCCCTTACCAGTTAATCTTCGCATAAATGCTGCAAAGCCTTCTGCTACTGCCAATGTTTCTTTCTCTGTAAAGTGCAGAGGTAATCTAAGGTCAAATACATTGTCCAAAATAGATTTTGTATATTTACAAATGTCCTCGTACCTAATTGTATAAGGTAAAAATCGCCAATTCCAAAATAATCTTGCATTTGTATTATTAGTTCCACCTAACCAAGATATTGGAATATTTTGGCCATTACAAAGATGTAAAAGGCTTTTTTTAGATGCTTCATCTAAGTCAATTTGCATTTGAATAGAATCACGCACAGGTCTATTCATGGCAGTATAACCAGCAAGAACACCCTCTGGAATTAAATTTTCTAATCTTGTTGGGTCAATTAAATATTGATCAGATAATGGGAAAGTTATTTCCTTAAATTCTTTCATTTTTTCTTTAAACAACATATAATTTTTATTTGTTTGAATAATAGTATTTTCAATCATTTTAAGTTGTGGTCTTGCAATAGCTGCACTTAAATTATTTAAACGACAATTATAAACCGGTAATTGACATCTATATTTATTTCCACCACGACCTTCTATCATATGTAGTTTGTAATTGTTTTC